AGAAATACTTCCATACTATGACATAAACACTGTTGATAGGGTTGCAGGATTTATAGCACAATGCGCCCACGAAAGCAATAACTTCCGTGTTACAAAAGAAAACTTAAACTACAGCGCCAAAGGATTAAATGCTGTATTTCCTAAGTATTTTGTAAGGGCAGGAAGAAATGCTGACGACTATCACAGACAACCAGAAAAGATTGCAAATGTAGTGTATGCAAACCGCATGGACAATGGCGACGAAGCTAGTGGTGACGGATGGCGCTTCCGCGGTAGAGGAGTTATCCAACTTACTGGTAGACACAACTATACAAAGTTTGGCGAAACACTAGGCTACACAGCAGAACAAGCAATCAAGTATCTTAAAACCAAAAAAGGCGCATTAGAAAGTGCATGTTGGTTCTGGAAAACAAACAACATAAACAAATATGCTGACAAACAAGATATTACTGGTATGACCAAACGTATCAATGGCGGTACTATTGGATTAGCTGATCGTAAAAAACACTACAAGCATGCACTAGAAGTACTAGGCGGCAATTGGGCACCTCCGCCATTTACACACAGTACTGTGAAAAAAGGTAGCAAAGGCGAAACTGTAAAAGCAGTACAAAAAGCCTTAGGTGCTAAAGCAGACGGTGTATTTGGTCCAGGAACAGAAGCCGCAGTAATAGCATGGCAAAAGAGCAGAGGCTTAGTGCCTGATGGCATAGTTGGCAAAGCCACACTTGCTGCAATGGGAATTAAATAATGTTAAGCAAACAATGTAAACTACACTTAGAAGAAGTAGGCGAAACAGGCTTGCAACATATGGCAATAGCACTAAAAACCGCAGTTAAATTACAACTGTTAGTGCCTGCATTAATCATTCACAGTGTTGCACCTAGGTGTTTTACAAACACAGCAACTAATGTAATGAAAGATATATTGGAGAAGAGAAAATGAATTGGGTAAAAGAACGTATCGGTGAACGCACCACATGGGACGGTGGCGTGATGATTGCAATGGGATTAATTGCATTGTTTGCAACTAGCTTTATCAAACTTGCGGCAATTGCAGCAATTGCATATGGCGCATGGACTATTTGGAAAGCAGAATAATATGTGGGAAATGATCGAACGCATGGCTAGCGATAGGCTTTGGATTTATACTGCTCTTGCTGGCAGTGTGTTTGGTGCAATATTTGTTGCATATATGACTAGCACACGTATAGGACTTTGGTTTTATGCTAAAGTTGATAACTGTGTAGACTATTTGGTAGAGCGTTGGGGCTGGACATGGTTACAGCAACCAGAAGATGCTTGGCGTCAACGCTATCCAAAGATTACAGCAAAAATAGATGAGCTCGAACAGCGCATCAAGAAGTTGGAAAAGTGACCCGGTGGGAACGTATAAAAAACTGGTGTACAGTAGATCGTTGCGTAGACTTAATAATGGACGCAATACTATTGTTCTGGGAAGTTATTACTAGTCCCATATTGATTGTTATGCGTCTAGCAAGATATGTACTAGGCAGATGGGTTATAGAAGGCTTAAAAAACAAGATAAAAAAACTAATACATTGGCTGAAAACTAAACCAATTTGGGTGTCGTTTATTATTGGGCCTATTACTGTCATAATATTGTTTTATACTCTAGTAGCTATATGGCTAGGCGGAGAAATGCTCAAACCAGAAATATGGAAAGAAGACGATATTATCGTTGACAACCCTGAATAATTACTATATTATGTAAAGAATACAAGCCAAAGGAGGTATTCATGCCTGTACGAAGTTTTAATGATTCGGAAATTAAAAAGTTAAAGCAATTGATGTCTGAAGGTATTCAGGTCACAGGAGAGGTAGAAACTCTCAGAGAAGGTCTCAAAGACACAGTAAAAGCTATTGCAGAAGAAATGGACATGAAGCCAGCTTCACTTAACAAAGCAATTCGTATTGCATACAAAAACGAATTTGCAAATGTTCAAGATAGCTTCAGTCAAGTTGAAGAAATTTTACAAGCAACAGGACGAGATGTTTAATGCTGGATTTGCCAGTAATTGAAGTACAACATTACACGGACAAACTATTTAGAATTAGAACAGAACGACCTCGCAGTTATAGATTTACTGCGGGGGAGTTTGTTATGATTGGTTTAGATGATGCACCTAGTAGAGCATACAGCATTACTAGTGGACCATACGACGACTATTTAGAGTTCTACAGTATTAAAGTACAAGACGGACCGCTAACAAGTAAACTACAACATGTAAAAGTAGGCGATACTATCCGTGTAGGCGAAAAGCCAACGGGTACACTAATACTTGCTAACTTAGAACTAGGCGGACATCTAGTAATGATGGCTAGTGGCACAGGTATTGCACCGTTTATTAGTTTGTTACGTGAACCAGAAACATATGATCTATTCGATAACATCACTGTCACGTGGACTACTAGACTACATGCAGAACAAGACTGCTATAGAGACTTCTTAAATGAGATGCCAATTGAATATATCAGCACAGTAACACAAGAGCCAGCTGAACTACAAGGACGTATACAAAAGTTTATGGAAGATGGCACTGTAAAGATTGACAATCCTGCAGAACAACGTATAATGTTATGTGGAAGTGTAGCATTTAACAATGATCTCAAAGATCACTTTAACGAATTAGGTTTTAGTGAAGGTAATAAAAAGACACAAGGTACGTTTGTGCAAGAAAGGGCTTTTGTAGGCTAATGTATGTAGACGCACTAATCGACAGAGATAAAGATATTATACACGTGGTTGAACGTGTAAATGGAAGACGTGAGTTTAGAGAATATCCTGCACGGTATTTGTTTTACTACAAAGATACAAGAGGTAGTTACGAAAGTATCTTTGGTGACAAACTAAATCGTGTAGTAACCACAAGTGGTAAACAATTTAAAAAAGAAAAGAAACTATATGGCGGGCAAAAGCTGTTTGAAAGCGATGTCAATCCTGTATTTAGATGTCTAGCTGACAACTACTTAGGAGCAGACACTCCCAAGCTACAGCAAGCGTTTTTCGATATCGAGGTTGACTTCGATGAGAAAGTAGGTTTCGCTCCTCCTGAAGATCCGTTTAATGCTGTTACTGCTATCAGTGTACACTTGGATTGGTTTGGAAAAACAATCTGTTTGGTTAACAAACCCAAGACACTTACAAAAGCAGATGCACAACTTATTGTAGATAGATTCCCTGATACTATACTGTGTGATACAGAAAGTGAACTATTGGAAACATTCTTACAACTGATAGATGATGCAGATGTATTGAGTGGTTGGAACAGTGAAGGCTTTGATATTCCATACTTGGTAAATCGTATTGCAAGAACTATGGGCAAAGAACACACAAGACGTTTTTGTCTGTGGGGCAAATATCCCAAGCGGCGTGAATATGAAAAGTATGGTAAGTTACAAGAAACGTATGATACTATTGGTAGACTGCACTTGGACTATATGCAACTGTATCAAAAGTATACATATCATGAAATGCACAGTTATAGTTTAGATGCAATTGGCGAATATGAACTAGGCGAACGTAAAACAGAGTATCAAGGTACACTGGATCAGTTGTACAACAATGACTTTGAAACATTCATTGAGTACTCCAGACAAGACGTTGATTTGTTGGTACGTATGGATAAGAAGCTACAGTTTATTGACCTTGCAAACGTTATTGCACACGACAACACAGTGCTTGTGCAAACAACAATGGGTGCGGTTGCTGTAACAGATCAAGCTATTCTCAACGAAGCGCACAGTCGTGGACTTATTGTTCCAGATAAAGTACATGACAAAGTACAAAAACATTATCCACAACAGTGTACAGCGGCAGGTGCATACGTTGCAACTCCTAAAAAAGGCTTTCATGAATGGATTGGTAGTATGGACTTGAACAGTCTATATCCAAGTATTTTACGTAGCCTTAACATGAGTACTGAAACTATCGTTGGTCAGATTAGACATACACTTACTGTTCCAATGTTAAATGAATACAAATGGGTTGTTGCAAGTGCATGGGAAGGTAAGTTTGCTTGTCCTGAGTATGAAAAAGTTATAGAGAAGAACGATGAGACATTGTTGTACATCGACTTTGAAAATGGAGAAGAATTGTCCGGGACAGGCGCTGAATTATATCAGATTATTTTTGAAAGTGGACAGCCTTGGGTACTTACTAGTAATGGTACAATACTTGATCAAACTAAGAAAGGTATCATTCCAGGCTTACTAGAGCGTTGGTATGCTGAACGTAAAGTACTACAAAAGAACATGCGTGAGCATCAAGCGGCAGGTGATATTGAAAAGACAGCATATTGGGATAAGCGACAGCTAGTTAAAAAGATTAACTTGAACAGTTTGTATGGTGCGTTACTTAACCCAGGTAGTAGATTCAATGATCCACGCATGGGGCAAAGTACAACACTAACTGGTAGATGTATTGCAAGACACATGGGAGCCAAAGTAAACGAGTTGTTTACAGGCGAATACAATCATGTAGGTCCTTCAATTATATATGGCGACACAGACAGTGTGTACTTTAGTGCATATCCTATATTTAAAGAACAAATAGAAAATGGCGAGTTTGCATGGGACAAAGATAAAGTTACAGAACTGTATGAAACTGTTTGCGAACAAGCCAACGAAACATTTCCTAACTATATGGCAACTGCACACAATGTACTCAACAGAGAACAAGGTGAAATTATTGCGGCGGCACGTGAAGTTAGTGCAACTGCTGGCATATACATTACAAAGAAACGCTATGCAATCTTAGTGTATGACAATGAAGGTCACAGAGAAGATAGTGATACAAAGCCAGGCAAGATCAAAGCAATGGGGTTAGATCTCAAACGCAGTGATACTCCTGCTTTTATGCAAGACTTTCTCAGTGAACTACTGTTAAAAACACTAACAGGAAGCAAAGAAGAAGAAATTATTGAACGTATTATTGAGTTTCGCAGTGAGTTTAGAAACATGCCAGCATGGCTTAAAGGCACACCTAAACGTGTGAACAAACTTACACACTACTACAATAGTGAATATATGATTGATCCTAAAACAGGAGACGAAGTATACAAAGGTAAAAGTAACATGCCCGGACATGTGAGAGCGGCTATCAACTACAACAGAATGCGTAGAATGAATGGTGACCGTTACAGCATGGAAATTATGGATGGTATGAAGACCATTGTATGTAAACTAAAGGATAATCCGCTAGGACTTACTAGTATTGGTTATCCCACAGACGAAACACG